CTTATCTCGTGACATCGTATCTCCTTATTCAGCAGTGGGCACGGTTACTAAACAACGGTGCAGATTCTGAAATCGAAAAAATTCTTTCAGAGAAATTCGACATTACAGAAGGGGATACTGACGAGATTCTTCGTTAAGGCGCTCGCATCCATGATGGAAGTAAGCTGGATCAATCTCCGCACCATATGCTTGTCTTCCGATGCGTCCTGCCGCAACGCTTGCGCTAAAGAGACCGCCAAATGGTTCCCAGATAACATCGCCTCTTTCGGTTGAAGCTTCAATAATTTGGGTCATAAGGTCGAGCGGTTTCTGATTTAGATGAACCGCTTTTCCGTTTGATCCATTGACTTTAAAGCGTTCTTTTCCGCGTAAAGCGTTTCGTTCCCAAACATTGGTGACACCATGCGGGCAAGAAAATTTTGATCGAAATCTAAGCCATTCCATCCCTGTCAGGGGTTTTTTCCCATCGACAGAGAAGTAGGGCCTCCCTGTAGGGTCACCGTGCTCGTTTGCGTATATTTGCATACGTTCGAACATCTCTGCGGGTGGATAGTACCATAGATGTCCTTGATCGAGATATTTCCGCACGGCTGCGTCTTTCACCCCACAAGCGTCGTTTGCTTTCCGCATTGGAAGCTTGCTTCGTTTCCATTCTCTGTAAAGCCAGTTTTTCAAAAGCAAACCGTCTATGCGAGCTTCAAAAACGTATTGAACGCATACTTCCGACACGACAGGAAAACGTCGAATTTTTTGGGTGTTCACATTGCCCGCAATATGCCCCTTGCCTTTATTCCAGATGTTGGCGTTTACGTAGCGCCAACCATATTTCTCCAAAACTGGATGCGCTGCTGCCCATCCAATCTCTGAATTCCAAAACCAAAGTGTGGTCTGCGGAGTTGCGGCTTTTGACCATGCTTGCACGTGCGGTTCGTACCATATCGGTATATCCAAATGGTCAGACGTATCCCCTTCAAATCCGAGCACACCGTAAGCGCCATCCGAAACTATTGTAGTTGGTGTAGGCCATGTTTCATAAAGGTTCAGGCTATCTGCACACGCGACAGTGATATGCTCACCCGACCACGTCGACGTGGTCGGACAACTTTCCAGATGAACGCGTTTTCCGCGTCCAACCGTACTAGTGGGGATATTTCTTTTTATTTGCGGTTCTGATGGGTCAAGAACCTTATCTCGTGACATCGTATCTCCTTCCGAAGCTCTGTAAGGCTCTGTAAGCGCTTTAAGGTCAGATGAGTGTCTTTGGTGGCAACACCCCTATCAACGACCGTGGGGGCAAATCTAGACGGGTCTACGACTCGATTAGAAATCATTCCCATTTGTATCTGGTACTGAACCTTTTGGTCCATATCCCATTACTCCAGAGTATGGCTTGAAACCACACTTATCGAATGCGTCCACTGTAGACTCATTGAATGCGTCGATCTCGCTCTGACGCTGACTTAGTACTGTGGAGATCAAATCGTCCAGAGCCGGATCGAACGCATCTTTTACGGTCTGGTCGTCTGGTTTTCTTCCAGTACAGGCACACAGAAGTCCTATGACTTTATCTAGCTTAGCCTGTACCTCTCGCGAATATTCTGTCATGATCACTCTCCTTTTGCTATGCGATACCGAAAGCACAGAAGATCTCTGTAGATCGCGTACTCGGTTTTCGCTCTACGTAACGCCTTCGTTTTCTTTTCGCTGGAATCATTTGCGACATCGCGTTCACACATGCAGACTTGGTTAAACCAATAGTCCAATTGGGTTAACGTTGAATCCTTCATTTTTCCTCCTACAGAGCTATTGCCGCCGCAATGATTATCGCTACGATAATCAATATCTCAATCCATTTCACCAGAGGCGGCGGAGAACCCGGAGGCATCCTACCGACATCGTCGTCCGTGAATATCATAGGCATACTACTTCTCCCAGCCTTCTGGGTTCCAACTATTTTTGTGAACTGCCATGAGTAGGTAGATCAGCACGATTGTAATGGCCAGCTTCGTGAACATGGTCGCGAAAGCGGCTCCCACAGCGATAGTCAGAAACGGCTCTAAGTCTTTTGGTTTCATAGTACTCTCCTAGTCTCGGTCAAAGTCGCGCTGTTCGTCTTCGTCGTCGTTGTCTTTCAGGATATCAGATGGCTTGAGCGCACTGAAATCAATTACGGCTGACGGATCCATTCCTGCGATTCCGTCTGAGAAATCTGTATCTTGCATCGAGTCATAGACTTGATTAGGAGTCTTGACTTGATATTCATCGTAGTGATTGAAGATGCTTTCGAAGATACTTGCTTCGCTACCTCTCCAATGCGCCTCTCTTTCTTCTGGGGACTCAACCTCTTCCGCCACAACATCTCCATCCTCATCTTCATACGTATCTTTCTGATGCATGAAGTAGCTAAGCCATTGTAGCAGTTCAATGTTAGAGAGTTCCTGTAGTCCGTAAAGACCTTCTAGTTCAGGGTGGTTCTCTAGATCCAATCCGATAGGGATGACAATGCATTGAAGAGAAACGACATTGCTAGGCAATGGCACTGGGGAAAACTTCTTCCCATCTTTTTCGATCATGCCATCACCATCTTCACCAGACACCGCATCGAGCACTTCTTTGTCCATGGCTACTAGACCAGAATGCATCGCCTCAAAACGTTCCATCACGTAATCGGGAGGGACATTATCTGGGCAATGAATGTACAGGACGTATCCCTGTTTGATCCTAACGTCTACGGCTAGATCTTCGATCTTTGTGTAGTATTTTACTGGGTTAACACCCATGGGTAGTTTCCTTTCCTACAATTCCAATTCATCTTCTTCGTCAAGCGGAGTATCTCCATCCCAACTCTGAAACAAGTCAAGCCGATTGCTTGATCCGTCATCTAACTCTATCGTTGCCAAATTCCATTCCTTATCAAAGATCTCGATGTCATCAAAGATCCTACCCTTGCTGTCTATCCATGTAGCTGATTCGCAATCTCCGCTTTCCGCCAATTGATATGCGGACTCTTCATCCGTAGCGTATATGATCAACTCACCAGTAACGCCGCTTATCTCCGCAGTCGCCCCTACATGCAGGCGGTACTTATTTAGCTCCAGTGGGTTGTCATTGATCATAGCGTATCCTCATCTGGGCCAGCATCATCCAAGTCATCGTGGTCCCATTGATCCGCCGCCATCATAGGAGACCTTTCCTCTACGGGAAGTGGAGTGGGCTGAGGCTCGGCCTGCGCCCGTTGTGCTTCTACCAATTGAGTCTGAACCACATTGATAGCTTGTTGCACTGATCGTGAAACCAGACTTCGTACGTACGCGGCCACAGGTTTGTAATCGCCTGTCTCGCTTACGATAGGACCATATGTTTCTTGAAACATTGCGGCCATATCTTCTGTGGAGGGCAAGTTGAGGGTTACTGAGAATATTTGACCATCTGGCGATCTGCCAATCAAATCATTTGTTACTTTATCTGACATCGAATCATCTCCTTGTTACTAGTATCTTCCGCATCTTGTTGGCTGGCCATTATAGCCATCCCAGAATCCATGATATGCTGCTGCGGCAGCAAGCGCCGTGCCAACAACAAATAGGAATATCAATCCTAAGAACCCTCCTAATGTTATACTACAGTTCGCGACAATAACGAGACAGGCGAATAGGGGTAGGAACAGTACGATCCATGTGCCAAGCTTCTTAAAAGCATTGTCTGGCGTCTTTGGCATACCGGTTAAGTAGTGCTCTACGTATTGTTTCATTGTGATTTCTTCTGACATGTTTACCTCGAAAGTATCTCTGCTTCAAAACGACTAGCGATCTCTAACAACAGTTCGATGAGTTGATCTCGAATAGGAGGGTACGTGTTTCGAGTAACTTGCAACTCATCTAATTCTTGTGCATTCTTGGCATCTCTCTGAAGTCTATGGAATTCATCTAGCACTTCTTGGTCTTCCATGCCGGAATATTCTTCTGACCAGTAAGGCAGTCTAATGGTAGGGCTCATAATGCCACCAACAATCCGAAGGCGACACAGATGACAACGATAGTGAATACCCATACGACTTTGCCCCAGTGGTTCTGTACATTGGGTTCGATAGTATTTCTACGGACTGCCTTGACATTTTCATGTACCTGTTTGGTGTACTCTTTTGCACTGGGGTATTTTTCTGCCGCGAACTTTGCAGCGGCGTCCACGCCAAAGTTTGGCCTCTCCCAAAGCCTCTTCGCGGCATTGGCAAGCGGATCAAAGATATTACCAGGGTCGTATCCTACCGAAGTCATCTCAGGAGCTACGATCCTACCGTTTGCCTTATCGTGTAATGCACTAACGCTAAGCATCTCTTGATAGCGTGCGCGGTCTGCCGCTTTCTTGGAATATGGATCATTGTACATTGGATCGTTTGGATTGTAGTCATCATTGGGGAATGCATTGGGATCTGCTGGAGGGATTGAGGGCGGGAAGTGGTCATCTCCATTATCATACATGAATGGATCACCTTCAATGAAGTGACGCATAGGAATTTCCGTACCTGTAGATAGACACCCCAAGCTAGAAACGCCGCTTACCGCTAGTGGCCATGATGACTGATAGCCACTCACACACGCACTTGGACCGGCCTGAATACTTTGAGCCTGGATAGTACCAGCTTGAATATAACTAGCCGTGATACCACCGGGCTGAGGCGCATCTGTATCCATGATCCGCTTGAATCGGTAAGGATCTATTCTCATTAGCTCAGACTTCTCGAATGTCTCACCATTAGAAAGAGTAACCTCATTCGTATCGTGATCCACGTTTGCGACCGTAACATTGCGAGGAATGTTAAGACGATCTAGGAGTTCTGGCGTTAAATCCAAAAAGTTCCTACTTATACCTTGTTTTTTGCCCATATCCGCGCCTTTCCCGTAGAAATTCCTACTAATCCCTACTTATTCCCGATTTTCTTGGGCTGAAACCCAATTTCTTCCTGGCCTTTTTTACCCTCGTTTGAGGTGATACAATCAATAACTTTACGGCGTTCTACCGTATTCTGCATGTATTGCAGCACGGAAAGGGTAATCGCGATCGTGCTGAACACTATTGCCAGAGTTGCGTCTGCCATTTACTTATCGGTCTCTCCCACTACGAATCCGCTAGCCTTTGGGTGACCGCCCCCACCTCTTTTTTCGCACAAGACTCGCACATTGGCATCGCCAACGGCACGCAGGGAGAAGTTTCTCCTGCCGCGCTTGTCCACCCACCATATTGCTCCGATGTCGGTCTCATTATCTTCACGGTCGGCCAGCTTGTTTCCTACGTACGAGTGGAACACGCAACTGTTTACCATGAGAACGGCTTCTTGATTCCCGTCCTCATCTGGCGGCAGAGTCCCATAATAAGCGTTGGAACAAACGCGGGCGACTTCTCTATCTCTGAAGTCAATGATGACATGGCCTAACCCTATGTACTCGTTGTACTTATCGTCATACTCCATTAGTTCACCTAATGCGTCGTATTTGTCGAATTTGTACGGGAAGGTATCCACGTAGGCAAGAATCTCATCGGTGTGAGGAATTTCCCACAACCAGAGGTCTCTGTCCATGATGTGTTTAACCAGTCTCGGTGCCTCTGTATCGGGATTGAAGTACTCCCAGGTAATCATGGCACCCGACTTGGTAACGTCCAGTACACAGCCTTCTAGGTCGCCCAGACCGTCGATCGTGCTTTGGTGGTGGTCTAGGACCACTACGGACTCCGCCTTCTCGCGCATTTCAAGGATAGTCTCCTTGCCATACCCGAAGTCTACGATGAGAACATCTTTCCCTTCGATATCAGACGGTGGCGCATCTCCCCACTTAGCTGGGATGAACTCGGCGTTCTTCCAGGCAGGCACACTATGAACGATCCATGCGGAAGTAAATCCGTCCGGACATCCACCATGATAGACTACCATTTTGTTCTTGATCATTTCGTTATCATTCCTTCTTTTTATTCGTGTTCACTAGTTCGTCTGCAAGATATCCTATGTACTGCTTGAAAAACAATCCTATCGCCTCACTGCTATCCTCTACTTCAGAGTGTTCAATGAACTTGCCATACAGATCATTCATTCCAGGTAGCTTGCTCATTAATTCTCTCAGAACAACCTCTGCTGTAACGACCTCTTGTTCTTCTAGAGGTTCTACCGCTAACTCCTCATTGATAGCTGTCTTATGAGCTGAAAGTATGAGTAATAGTGTAGAAGCAGAACAGTACAGAAGCGTGTGTTCGTCTGGGAACACGCCATCTTTGTTGAGACTTTCCTTAAATGCCTTCACTTCTTTGGGGAAATGAATGCCCATTCTTGCGCGAAAAAGTTTCTCCGGCGACCTCAATGCAAGCGCATCAAAGTACGCATCTAGAATTTGAGATGGCTCATCGCCCATAGTTCTCTCCGTGAATAGCCGCTAGCACCGCATTCATCCAGGTAACCTTTGCTGAGTACAGCACCATGTGCCACATGTACTTGAAAAACAGCCAGTATGCTCTAATCCAGAACAGGTTCAAAATCAAATACCTCCGTTTGAATCCTCTCCACCTTGATCGTGTAATCAGTTAGGTAACCACATGAATTGCAATTGTATGCAGTGGTGGCCAGACTCCAATCACCTCTATCGTCTCTCAGCATGCGCAGCCAGTATGCTCCGAACTGTACCTGCCGTTCTAGATCCCAAATCTCATTGCCCCAATTATCGTAAGGCATGTGCAGTAGAGCCGAACATGACTTGAATGTGGCTGGCATCAATTGCATTAGTCCATAGGCTCCGACCTTAGGCGGCTTTCCATCACGAATGATCGTAGAAGTAACCCTGTCACGGAATCTACTCTCTACGTATGCAACGCTCAGGAGGCGATAGGGAAGAGGAATATAATCCTCCTCCCACTCGGATGGGTTCAGATCGTACATCGTTCCGTATTTGAACATGTACCCAGCTACTAGGATGCGCTCATTGGTCTCAAGGGTACAACCATTTGTCTTCTCCATTAGTTCCAATGCAGCCCTAACAAATTTGATTTGAGCCTCATTTGGTTCGATCTCAGAGCCGAGCACGTCAATCCTATCATGGAGTTGCGTTATTTCCCGCTCGTTCGTCAATAACTGTTCATCGAAGCTATCTGCTTGGTGAAAGACGATGAGGACGCAAACTACCGCCATAACGACTACTCCCATGATCGCCGCAAATATTGGGCCACCATGTAGCTTAGCTGGCGTGTGTACGCTATCTGTTTCCATTATTTCTCCTAAAATACCGTGATTAGAAGCGTGGGCCTCTAGTGTCGAAAATGATCTTATGCCATCTCATCTGAGTGCGGAACGGCATGTTCGTTACCATGAGAAGTAGCGCATCGTTTGCTGGTACTCCATACACCATTTCGTCGTGTGGGTTCACGGCCATTACTAAGTCGTATCTACCAAACAACTTAAACTTTCTGATGTAGAGTTCCTTGCCATCATTGTCGGGAGTCCTAGTGTAGTAAGGCGCTACCGGTTCGAGCTTCAGCCAGTTTCTGAATTCTGGGAACAGGCGATCGCGGTCTCTCTTGGTCATGTTAATGCCTTCGCGCCAAGTATTTAGCGAGACGTATGGACCCTTGTCCTTTTCCATCACAAGCATATAACAGCCAAGGTATTCTCTAACCCACGATCTTTGATAATGATAATCCCACGACATAGCAGGCAGCATGTGAGCGACGGTCAGATTACCCCGATCGGGCGTTGAATCTACAATCCATGCAAGTCCAACCCACAAGTCCTCCCATCCGCGATGGAGGTATGGTCCTAGCCAAGTTTGGAATCGATCGTATCTATTTAGACCGCCTCTCCAGCCGCCCCTGTCGCCAAACCCTTCCATCTTGTATCCGTTTGTCCAATCTTCATTGGCACTAGAACCATCCATACCGGGCCAAATAGAACTTTGCCCCATAGCATTTACCATCATAGGCATATCGATTTCATTCATTGCTTGGGCGAATTTAAGGAACGCTGGCTTCCAGCCGGTAACTGGATCGAACCACTCTTCTTCACTAATACAATCATGGATCGGCCAAGCAGTGCTCCACAAATTACCGCCCATGTCAAAGAACATTACGTCTACGGCATCTCTGAATCTTTCCTTCTGAGACAATCTTTCATAGAGCGCTGCGTAAGTCTCCATAACGTTAAGGCCACGAGAGATCCCAAAGACTCCTTTGGGACAGGACTCCATTACATTGAGAAAGATTTCATGGTTGTTTCTGTATGGCATACCTGGAAAGCCATCTGGCGTTCTCAGGATCCAGTCTACTTCACGAAGTAGGTTCTGTCTCACTAGATGTGCCATCTGTGCATCGATAGTGTATTCCATTTGAGTTGCGCTATATTCTTGCCATCCGCCCTGTTGAGTTGGATCTGGATCATGTCGATCTGTTACATAGTGCATGATGCCTGGGTTGTAGCTGATAGCGATTGGAAGATCGGGATTGATTCTCCTAGCCTCTTCAAATGATTCGATCCAACCAGAGAACTCGACGAAAAAGCCATTCTCTCCGGCCATCTCCTCCATGTCTCTAGGCGGATTGATATGTACTGATGCGCTGTAGTCAAATGCGAAAGCCGACGTACCAACCATCAGCATCGCTAAGATCAACGCTATGTTCATCCTGAATTTCATTATATGATTACGCTCCTTTTGCCATGTTCTTTCTTGAACTGGCAGTGATTACTTGTCTATTTACTTCGTGGTCCCATTTGTCGATGATTCCTTTACCGGCAATGGTAACGCGGCCTCCACCTTTGAACCTAATGTCTATGCTTTCCTGTGATGCACCGCTTTCTACGTAATCGCAGAAAGGATCTGTTTTAATGACTACGGCGATCTCGGTATATTCAAAATCGTAACGATCATCTTTCCATGTAAAATTTACTTTCATGTTGTACTCCTAATGTGGTGGGCAAATCTTTCCTGATTAGCCACAACATACTCAGGAAACGTATCGTCCAATGGTATGAATCTGTACTCATAGCCACGTCCAAGTATGTCTGTACCATTGTCTAAGTGTGCTCGGATCTTATTGATATCGGTATATTCGGGCGTATCAAACTCTCCATGGGCAGCCGCCCCAAGCTTGTATCGAATTTTCGCAGCGCCACCCATGTAAGTGAAGTGCCAGCCGCCATTTGGAAGAACTTCCCAGTTTGATAATCTACCATTGATAACGTCGATTGGCTTCGTGCTGATCAACATAGCTCTATCCACTATCACGGAACCTTTCCACGGATTCTCATGGCAGATTGCCTCACAATTGAAGTAGTACCAATAGAATCCCTGCTCCAGTGTAATTGGATTGGGATAGTTGCTTTCATTATCCTGGAAGAATTTCACAAGGGTAGATGCGCGTGGGATTTCATCCACTCCGCCCATAATGATCCAGTCATCATTCTCCGCTGTGACCAGCCCTCGCATGATAGCGTTGAATTGGAAGCGTTCTCGAACCCACCTGTCATCTCCATCAGGCATGTCTTCTACCGCTACGTAGGTAATCCTGTCCTTCCACCTGGAAAACCTTGTTTCTTCCATAGGAAAGTAAAAAGGCTTGCCGGTGCCGGAGAAGTTTCTGTTAGCTTCAACGATAACAAAATGATCGACTACACCATCTAACTCGTTGAGCCTGATCTCAAGTAGGTCGAACTCTCCATTGAAGCAGACGCAATCAAATACTTTCCTCATTCATGTTCTCCTGGTAGCGGTGTCAACTTCATAACGCTGTCTCTTGGGACATATACTGGTAGTGATTCGAATGGTACCCGCTCAATACCGGGACTAGTTTCTTCGGCGAGATCTGGTAAGAACTTCTCATGAGTTCCTACGTGGGCGATGCCTGTCAAATCACTAATGGCGTACTTGTAAACCAATCGAGCGATCACATCCACATAGTCCTTGTTAGTAAACTGCTCTACTACAACTGGATGTGGAAACGGTCGCGGACAAAAACTTGTACGAATGCAAAGCGAGTTAGGGTACGTCCTTACCGCTAATTCTCCCGCAGCTTTTGTCATAGCATACTTGCTTTGTGGATTGATTGGATCCGTTGTCTCCCTCCCCTTCAAGGCGGGATAGTCATGAAACACGTAATCTGTTGAGATGTAAACTAACCGAACGCCAACACGCTCCGCATAGTTAAGCAAACGAACCGTGCCTCCGATATTCGTTGAACGAGCGTGCCTTGCGTTTTCCTCTGCACCTACTAGATCCGTGAACGCAGCGGCATGAATGATCATATCAAATGGATGGAAGATTCTTAGCTGGCTCTCTAGCACACTTCCGGTTTGATCCAAGTCAAGCCACTCTCTTGAAGGCGCTTCTATATTTGGATTGATCTTCAACAGCTCTTTGCCCAATAGACCAGTGCCGCCTGTCATTAGGATTCTAGGGGTTGTGAACATCTTGGAACTCCTTCCATGTCGGCGCATTGCGGTCCTTGTCTGAGATAATCAAGTTAGCATCATCGTGCTTCCACGGTAGATCTAGAAAAGAGTCTACTGGTGATATGGTGTATTCATCATCAGGGTTCCAAGGTTGGCTATACTGATATAGGATCGTACAGTCTGTCGATGCCCAAAATCCGTGTGCCATATACAGTGGAATGCATACGGTATCTCCTGGGCCAAGAACAACCTTCTGGTATCTGCCTGTAACAAGGCACAACCCAACATCCAGTATCTCGCCCTCAACAACTGTGACACGCTTAACGGTGTCCGTCTGATAGTGCATTCCCCTAACAACATCAGCCCAGGAACAGCTAAGGAACTGATGTTTGATATCGAAGTCTACGGGAACCATATGTAATGATCCCCTATTGTCTACAATTGAATCCTCTACTCTTGAGATCATTTATATTTCTCCATGAACTCTTCCAGTTTCTCTTGAATGTAATCAATTTGCTGTGGAGAAATCACCGGACTCGTTCCTAAGAAGAACGTATTCTCGGTAATGTAGTTCGCATGTGGATACTGCGAGCGATCTCCAGGTATGTCCTTATATGCCGGGTGCAGCAAAATGTTCCCAGCAAAATACGGCCTCGTCTGTATCTTCTTGCTCTCAAAGAACTTGCAGATCTCATCTCGTGTGAACGGCGCGTCTTTCGTTACGGTCAGCGAATAGGCGAACCAACTAACGTCGGCCCCATCTTCGATCACAGGCCCCTGTAGAAACTTATCGTAAGGAAGAAACACTTGCGCTAGATGCGCTGCATTTTGTTTTCTGCGATTGATGATCGCTGGCAATCTTTTCAACTGTTCATTGATAATGGCAGCTTGAGGCTCTATTGGTTTCAAGTTGTAGCCAATCTCAGAGTAGACGTACTTGTGATCGACTGGACTATCAATGGCTTCCAACCAATTACTAAACCTTTTGCCACAAGTTCCACACTCACTCATGTTGGCTTTCTTGCCGACACAGTAACAAGCTCTGCCCCAATCTCTTAGGCTCCTCAGGACTCTTTCCATCTCAGGGTCGTCAGTAGCGACGAAGCCACCCTCACCCATAGTGATGTGATGAGCCGGATAAAACGAGCACGACGCCATATCGCCGAATCCACCAAGACGAACTGCATCATAAGTAGAATCAAGTCCATCACATGTATCTTCTAGCAGGAAAACGTTGTGGTGCTCGCACGCCTTAGCGATCGCTGTCATATTACAAGGGTTGCCCAAAGGATGGGCAAACATAACTACTTCAACCGCATTATCTTTGATCAACTCCATGAGAGCTTCAAAATTTGGATTGAACGTAAGTGGATCGATATCAACAAACTCTGGAATCATACCAAGTTGTAGGATAGGATTGACCGTGGTGGGAAAGCCAGCTACAGCCGTTGCCACCCGCGTTTGAGAGTCTAGGTTGTAACGTGATTTCAAGGCGGCTAACATGAGCAGGTTGGCGCTAGAGCCACTGTTCGTTAGAATGCCATACTTCTTACCCAAATGAGCTGGGAAGCTCTTCTCGAACTTTGCAGCGTGTTTGCCGAGACCGAACCATCCATCTAGGATTACGTTGATCGCGGCCTCATACTCTTCTCGCCCAAAGAAAGTACCGGCGTATTGAACCCAATCTACACCGGCTTCCCATTTCGATCTTGGCCTGTACTTCGCTACTAATGAAGCTATGTCTTGTTCTCTAGCGCCCATCAAATCACCACGTCTTTCAAACCAGCGTTTCTACTCACCTCAATTGCTTGGGCCATAGTACCGTCGATATGTGGATTAGAGTCGTTGATCAAATAACGCTGTCCATTTCCTAGACCCATGACAAGTTGATTGTATCGTAGCCCGATATCGGTGAGTTGCAATTCAGTCAAGAATCGATCGCATTGATCTCGCGCCGTTACGAGAATGATTACGTATCCCTGATTAAACCATGCGTTGATTTTTCGCACAGACCCCGGCAAGGCGTCTACCTTTCCATCGATCGCTTCCTGTCTCACCACCGGATCGCGATAGTGAGTTGAGTAGGGAAGGATGCATCCGTCTATGTCGCAGAAGATTGTCTTTCTGTTATCCATTGTGTCTCCATGGGAATTTTGTAAATCCAAGTTGTGTTGCTTTAGCTTCGAACTCTACTAGCTCACGAGAGTTCTTCTTCGGTGTACCATCTTCTTTCAACCAGCCATAACGAATAGCGGTTCTCATTGCTCCACTAGGATTTCCCTGATTGAAATAATTGATAATCACTCTATCCATTGTTGAAAGAAACATTCCATTCAGACGATAGTCTTCGAACGCGGCCCATGTTTCAGGAACCCACTGTCTTACTACCTCACCAATCGCATTGGCGTATTGACGAATCTCTAGCTGAGCATGCGAGTCCATACGAAGGCTTAGGAAGTGAAGCAAGTTGTGAAGATCCATCTTCCAATATGCTTCGGTGTAAGTCGAAAGAGGGAGATCTTTTCTAGCCTGTTCACGAGCAACACCGGCCTTGATTCGATCGGCATAGGTTTCGTCAGAATAATCATGAAGCGCTTCTTCGATTCCACTGAGTCGCAATCCCTCTTCTTCGGAAAAGAATCCATCACTGCCCTGTTTATTGCTCTTAGCCTGGGTGCGCCATTCATCTGGCTTGGTGGTCTGACGGGAATCGATTGCCTCAGAATACCTTGTGGAGTATTCGTTTACAGAATTATGTACGATCATTCCATTTGCGGAAAAGTTGTGATAAATACCCTCTACTTCGATGTCATATGTTTTTTGCTTACCCATATATTCAATATCAACAATGCTCGCCGTATATGACGAGAGATGTGTAGTTGCATCATCTCTAATTCTATCTAGTGCATTTGCTTTTTGTGTAGCCCATTCTAAATTATCAATGTGATTATTAAGTCCATTACCATCTATGTGCCTACAAATTAATTCCTCTGGACACAGTCCATAGAATGAGTCTAATACCAATTGATGAATGAATCTTGTGATTTGTGTTCCTGGCCTATTGAGAGATATCGCTGCATGCCCATCAGAAATGGTAGGAGTCTTACACTTTCCAAACGATCTTGATCCCTTTCCTCCAACAATTCTTCTAATTCTTCCTTGGTTTGATACTTCATAATATTCTTCCCAATCAACGACAGGAAGCCATTCCTCTATAGCTTCATTAATGGCTGGGAACCAGGGCTTTATAGCATTTCCACGTCCTGGTCCAATACATATAGCAGCCGCTACGCCATCATTCCAGTAGCATTCTTCACCATCATAGCTTAGTGTCGTCCATTCCTTAAGTGTTTTCCATCCATCGGTCGTAAAGCATAGATGGTCCACAGACATCGTTACTACTGAGCCGTTATCTAAAGTTACCTTGAACGTGTCTTTTTCTCCAGTTTCCCATATGTCAACAATGTTAGTATGCTCAACCTCTCCGGTAGATTCATTGAGATTTCGTATGCACATATTTTGCACGCGATCTCTTTTATGATAGGGATTCTTTTGCTTGTCTGGTCTGGTCTTATTTTCAGTTGGTTGAAATTGTTGATAAATTTCTTCCACTGTCTTTGTGATCAACTGGTTCCCGCGTCTTTTGATGCCTCCTGGTAAATCAAACTGAATCTTAACATCGCCCGCTAAACAGGCCGTACGATGTCGGATCCATTGACGCCAGCAATCCATAGGAACGCGAACACAAAATTTGATCTCACACATTTCTAGCGGTGTGGTGTGGCGGTGCCGAAGGAGATAGCGGATCAAGCCCCTATCTTCGCTAATCGTTTTAGTACCTTTGCCATACGAGACTCTAGCGGCCTGTACGATGGCGCTGTCTCCGCCCATATAATCGACTGGCATAATGAATCCATCATTCAATACTGGAAACTTTTGGCCAATGATTGCGTCTAAAGCTGGAACGGAGACACGGGTCATCTCATTCATGAAACCTCCTGTGGGGTAAAATGTTGGGAACTTCTGTCGTACTGTTAGGTACAAAGCTTATACCCGCTCGCGATCTAACCGGTTCCCAGAAAAGGAGAATAAGTGAATGACGAGTAAGTACGACCCTTTGATGCGCGGACGTGGCCCGATGTTTCTATTTGAAGGCCCCGATTGTGCAGGAAAAACCGCAGTAGCAAATGAAGTGATAGCGAGGCTGAAACGGGACTTCCCACGAGAGCCAGTCACATTCATGCGGCAACCGAGTAAGGACAATATAGTGCGGAAGCTGATGGTGGACCACGCCTTCTTTGCCAAATCTTTTCCTGAAGCTCCTAGTGCTGCGTTCCATTTGATCCACTCGGAGTTGGCTCAAGCTTCTAAGGTAGACGTTCTTTTTCGCGCCATGATAGCCATGCAGAAGGGGACTACGATCATCATGGATCGATGTTTTCCATCTACTATGGTCTACAATGGAGATTGGGAATATCCTCTTTATGCCTACATGACACCAGGCTGTTTAGCGGAAAGATCAGGTAGACTTTACGAGGACATTAGCAGACGGCTATCGTTCTACGTACATATTTCTGGACCGGATGTGCTCTTTTTCTTAGACATAAATGAAGAAACCTACTTTTTAAGGATAGCGAACGAGGCGAAACAGGCGGAGTTAAACGATTACGACTCTACAGACATGCGAGAAGTACGAGACCGAATCAATCGGTATCGAAAGACCGCAGAGTTGCTTCAACAGCAACGTGGTCTAAACGTAGTCACAATAGATGCCAACCAAACACTTCAGGAGGTGTGCGATCAAGTATACGACATCGTTGTTCCGTTTTTCAACCAAGATACATCGAACGAGGTGAGCCACAATGACCGAACCGGTTCAGAAGAAAAAGAGAGCGGCCAAGCGAAAGGCTGCATTAACACAATTGCCCACCATATCCTGCCCACATTGCGCCGCAAAGGCGTTTGCTACAAAGCTGATTCTATCATGTGAGAGCTGCTCTGAAACCTACCCGGTTAACTTTGCAGATCTTTCTGATAAGGTAGAATTCACTCATGCTGATACTACTGAGATTCGCGCCATCATTACCAATCTATATAAGAGAATGATCCAGGCCAAAGAATCAAATGAGAAGGTCAAGAACAAGACTGAAAGATCAAAATCACTTAAACAGTATCACGCCGTATTCAGTGGTAAGGGATTAGAGCTGCTACAAAGACTCCGTAGTGACATGGAGTATAGCACGTTCCAAGAGACCCTTGCCTTCATGCTTTCCGCTGTCGTATGTCTTATCGCCGAGATGAAGCATATAGATGGTAAGGAAATCTATCTTGCCGACAATAGTGGCCATCGTTCTGGTGACATCAAGCCTAAGATCTTGAGAGGGCAGCACGAAATTTTCCACTCTAAGCAAGACAGTGAGGCCGTAGAGAGTCTATTGGCTGCTATGAATATCAGTTTAGATGTAGATAGCGTAAAAGCTAGGGAAACAAAGGATGAACGAACCAGCAAAGACTAATCTATTTTCCGCCGCGCCAGCGGCAGGATTGCAGTTAGCGGTATTCGATTTAGAAACAACGGGTCTTTCAGCAGATGCTGATGACATGATCGAAATAGCGGTAGCATCATTGAACGCGGGACAGCCTGTCGATGTCTTCCAAAGTCTGATAACGACAGACAAGCAACTCACGAGCGTGCAGTCTATGAGGGCCGGAGGGATCAGTAATCAAGAGCTGTCTTCCGCTCCTCATTTGCCTAATGTAATGAACCAAGTTTATCGACAGTTCTCTGGCAAGGTGTGGGTTGCGCACAATGCGCATAGATTCGATGCTAAGTTTATGATGTCAGCGGCCCCGAATTTGTTCGGCGAGTTCGACTTCCTAGACACCCTACCATTAGCTCAGAAAGTTCTACCTGGGCTCAAGCGTCTGGCAAACTACAAGCTAGATACGCTATGTACTCTGTTTGGAGGATCCACCTTTCAATCACACCAAGATCAAACCATGGTTCGACACCGTGCAAAGGGTGATGTTATGTCTCTAATTCCTGTAGTCAATTCTCTTCTAATGCTCCTACCTAATCCCACGGATGTGATGCCTTTTATCAAAAAGGGCAAGCAACTGTGGGGAGGTAGCAGGTAATATGGGTGAGCAAAGAAAATCAGACTTTGAAGCCATGTTACATTATCTGCGTAAAAAAAAGAGGGAACTCAAGTTAGAGCTTGGTGTTATAGGTAAGAGTAGACTCGCCGCGCTAGAACGCAGAGAAACAGAAGGCAAGTTAGCGGTATTGAATGAGGTAATAGAGAATGTAGAAGACCGAATCAATGCAAGGCAAAGAGACAATGATCAGTTGAGACAAGATAAGGTAGGATATTGCAATGTCAGAAGCCAATCAGGGCGACAGAGATCACATCATAAAGCATGCGCACGAACGCATTAGTGTCGGGTTAGACAGGGGCTTGCCTCCGGAAACGTACAAGTTTCAAATTGATGTCATAGTATCGGCAATGGACAGGACTCTTCTTACGTTGAGCCCAGATCTTCATGGCCATGTTCTTAAAGAGCGAATCTTCAATTTGAATTCCTGGATGTCCTACTACAATGAGTGCTTTGATAGAGCCAAGTTGAAGATGGAAGAGCAGGGAGTACTGGTGGATAAGATAGGGTCCTTGGCGATTCGTCAACTTAGATCGGGGATTGAGACTCCTCCGGCCACTTTGTCAAAAGAGTATGCCGAGACTGAAGACATCGAATTAACTCCAGGTGGAAAGAAAACAACCTTGAACGACGAGAGGATGAAGCACGTTGCGTACTCGTACGCCTCAAACAGATTCCGATCTATATTCAAGAACATTGAAAGTACGATCATGCATTGCCAGAGCGGACTCGCTTTGGACAGGGCGGAAATGATCAGCGTGAACAACCAACAAAGAGGATGATCCATATCATGAGTAAGACCAAGCGCAGCACGGACGAAGACAAGTTTATCAAGAAGTCGAAGAAGGCCAAGGGAAACCAGAAGCCAAAGCGGGAGAAGAATATCAAAGATCAACTCCGCCACATCTCTTCTATTGATGACTGGTCGGATCCAGACGAAGACGAATAGTCCATGAAGCGTCGTTCTAAGCGCCACGCAGAGTTGGTCGATGCTTTACTCGCCAGATACCCTGCACTAAAGATCCAGGAAGAGGTGCCCCTTGGCGGTGGCCTCTGCCTGGATGTTTATGTTCCTACCTTACAGATCGCCGTAGAGATTGACGGCATCCAACATGATGTATACCATTCGTTCTTTCATAAGAGCGAGCTAGACTTTAGCCATCAGAAACGAAACGATGGCAGGAAAGAAACGCAATGCCAGGAAGAGCTAATCTTTCTGTATCGACTTAAGCAATACGACAAGCGAGATATCAACGATGTCATTGACGAGATCCTTGTATCCGCAAACGAATTCATGAAATCTTCTACCGGGCCAAAAGAGGACAACATCGAAGAAATTAGAAAGGGCAAAGATGATAACAATGGCAGTAAGTACCCAAGACGTAAATACAATTCTCGTCCGCTTAGATCCAGACATCGCTAGTCTCACCAAGTATTTTCCGGCGAGTTGCAGGTCTGAGATCCAGCAAGAGATGCGCATCAAACTCTGGAAGAAGATGTCTAGTGAGTTTGAAGAACTAGAACATACGACCGACGACCTCGAAGCCTTGGCCAGAAGGCTTTTGTTTTACACCACGATCCTAGCCTCGAAGCATGTGCGCAAGAATATCTTTACCTATAACCGCCGACACGTTGGCCTAGACGCCATCGCCGCTACCTCCGACTCCAGCCACTTCCTGCCCAAAGACCCCTTCAAGATGATCGACTTCCAAGCAGACCTACCTAAGTACCGCGAAGTTCTCAAAGACAAAGAGTACCAGCTATTCAAGTATCTGATCGAGACCGGACATGACTTCAGTAACTTTGATGGAATAGCTCGACAATTTGGGTATACAGGCAAAGGTTCAGCGAAGTACATTCTCACAAAGATCGCAGAGAAATTGATCAAATTTCACGGACAGTAAGAATTCCCCCACCAAAATCCTCAATTAGCGCCTTTTTCATACAATTCTCGTGTAAAAACACTGTCTTATTCAGAGCTATCCGTAAGCTCTAGAATAGGAGTGATTTATGACGAAGAGTGGAAGGCGCTCAAAGACTACAAGTAGACGTAGTTTCAAGCCAGCCCCACGTCTGGAACCATCTGAGTCGGACTTAACCAAAGTTCGTACCGGCTTAACTGAGTTCTATAAGGCGAATCCGCAATTTCTCAAAGATACACCGGTCGAAGATAAGATCGAAGAAGTCATTGAGAAGTCTAAAGCGGGATGGGATTGCGCATCCAAAAGCTTTATCAAGCGCGTCGAACTGCTTACTAAGTGGAACTCTGCGGCTATCAAACAAGTATTTGGTGCCGGAGATAACTACCATAATGCGGCGCAAGTCCGTGTGGCCGAAGAACTTAAAGCGGCTACAGACGATCTTACTCCCGGATTGGACGCCAATCAATTGCGCGGAATGCTATCCGGTGATGAGAAAAAGATCTGGATCCAGCGTGAGCAGAAGTATCGCGTGGACTTTGAGTTCAACGATAGCTCTGACTGGCCGCTACTTCTCCAAGTACTGGTAGAAGAGATCCAGCAGCTAAGGCTCTCCAGACGCCGTCTAATGGACGATGAGGCAGACCTTGATATCCAGCTAAACGAATCCTACAAACGCATGAACGCGGCTCTGAAGGCGTTAGGACTGACTCGTGAGCAACGAGAGAGTGCTAGCAAAGAGACTGACGGCAATATCGCCCAGCTCGTACGCCAATATGAAGAGAAGGAAAAGTTCATGCAGAAGCGTAAAGAGATGGATCAGTTGGAAGAAGATGCATTACAGATCAAACATGACAATGATGAAAACCTCGACAACATAGCAGCAATGGGCTTACATGAAATGGCGGATGCTCTCAGGGCCGCCAAGGCGGCCGAAGAGGCTCCCGACATTCAAACTATCAGTGATGATGAAGTCGCCGCATTGGAACGAGTCCCAGAAGAAACTCCAAAAGAGGAAGGTGAAGCACCCGATGGCGAAACGGAATAACATATCCGGCATGAGCGTGGGCGTACCTCGATTGATGAAGTCGCAAATGTACGACCTCACCAAAGAGGAGAAGATCATTAAGTTCTATCGCGACAATCCCGTTGAGGCAGCTCGTGATATTCTTGGAATTGAACTCATTTGGTTTCAGCGCAAGCAGCTTAGAGACATGTGGACAAAGCCACGTTGTTTGTTGAAGTGGGGTCGTGGAGCAAGTAAGACGTTCACTATCGCGGTATACGCCGTGTTGAGAGCGCTTCTATTTTCCGATCAGAAGATCGGAATCATTGGCCCTACATTTAGACAGACAGGTTTCGTATTCGATGAGATCGAAAGAATCTACAGCTGAAGCCCATACTGTCGAGCAGCTATCTCTAAGGTAAGCTTCAGCAGCACAAAGAGTTACGAGCTTAAGTTCTATCATGGCTCCATGATTGAGGGTCTACCCATCGGTAATGATGGAGCTAAGATTCGTGGCCGTAGATACAACATCGTTATTCTTGATGAGTTTAACTACCATGATGAAGAGACCATTGGTCTCGTAGTTCGTCCATTCCTTATCGTAAAGCTGGGCGACCGAGACAATCAGATTATCATGGCGTCAACTCCAGGATACAAGAACGAGCATTTCTGGCCACAGTTCCAGTACTATAAGAAGATGGTTAAGAAGAAGCCGTGGATGTATAGCTGTACTTCTTACAACTTTACAGACGTTATCATGGCAGAGAAGAAGGTGTTCCAGGCTGACATGGAGCTTACTGCGGAGAGTTTTGAGACCGACCCATTATCCAGATGGCTGATGGAGTACGGCGGCTTTTTCCCGCAAGAAACATCCTCATTCTTCTCACCTATACTGATCAACGATTGTTCGCCTCGCGTACATGAAGTGAAAGTAGAACTTCGTGGAGATCCGCACTCGCAATATGTAATGGGTATCGACCCGGCTAGAGAAGAAGATGGTGATAGGTTCGCCTATACGATCATGAAGCTATTGCCTAACAACATGCGACAAATCGTAAAAGTATACGCCGGACTGGGAATTGACTTCGTCAAGCAAATGAATTTAATACGTAGAGAGATCCATGTGAATGGTTTTAATGTAGTAAACATCGTATTGGATTATGGTGGTGGAGGTTCGGCGCTTCGAGATTTGTTGATGCAGACTTGGCCGCATGGTTCAATCGTATACCCACCAATCGTAGAAAAGAAAAACGTAGTGGATATCAACAACTACAATCCAGCCGACGTGATCCCGATCCTAGACGTTGTCAAGTTTACCGTTCCGATCATTGACGAGATGTACACAAGTTTGAAGGCAGACATGGAGCATAAAAGAATCCAGATGCCGATCGCTATTAGAGACTTCAATACGAGCGTAGAAGACGCGAACAAGAACATAGATATGCTGAAGACAGAGATGATTCATATCGTACCGAAGGCAACGACTCAAGGTCTAACATTCCAAGCTCCAAAGAAACCGGGCAAGGATAGGTTAACCTCATGCTGCCTAGCCAACCGAGGCGCTAATGCGCTTTATGCACAAGAATTGGGACTCATCCCAAACCTAGAATATGAAGTACCAACTGGATTCTGGGTAAATTAAGGAGAGATACATGTCGAAAGCCAGTAAGGGCAAGACTACGAACGATCGTAGAACTGATCCAGATAGTCTGAGTGCAATGGAGGCGCAAGGCGTAATTGATGGCGCTGAAGTTTTTGATGTCTCGGATAAGGGCCAAGCTAGTCGGCTTACAGAGCTAGTCCAGAACAGTGACAAGCCAGTTGCTGTCCGCGTGCATGAAGGCGATCCGGCCAACATGTCATTTGGCGTTGCCATGCCAAAGAACCTACCGAGCCCAAGTAAGTACTTGAAATCATTGAAGATGTACAATGATTCGGAGCAGGACATCTACGAACAGATGAAGCTTGCGCGTAAGCTGTACGAACACGAAGGAATCGTTGGTACCGTGCTTGACATGTACATCGATCTCTCTTGCGGTGACTTCAAAGTAAAGGGCGTTGAGTCTGAGAAGGCCAGAGATCTCATTGACTATTGGCGCAAGAACGTTAACAAGGGTAACAACAACATTGATAAAGGTGCACTTCATGTCGTGAGAGGATTCGCTCAAGAGTTCTACCTGAATGGCAACGTGTTCGCTTACACTCGCTGGAACCAAGTCAAGATTCCAAAGACAGCCAGCAAGTATAGAGTGCCGATGACAATGGTTACCATTGACCCGCTCATCATTGAGATTCCAGAAGAGTCTGTACAGTTCGGCAACAAGGCCATGCAGATCAATCTTGATAAAGTGTGGGGCAAGAGACATGTTAGCAAGCAAGAGAAGAACAAGCTCATCGAAGCTTTGCCTACCAAGTTGCGCAATAAGGCGCGAGAAGATTCAATTATCCCACTCGACCCCACAGAAGTTTATCACATTCGCCGCAAGGGCGCTATGTACGCTGGCTGGGGTATTCCGTATCTAACTAGAGCCGTAAGTTCAATCGCATCAAAGCGTAAGCTCCGCCAATTGGATGACAATACTATTGACGGGCTCATCAATTCCATCACAATCTTCAAGATCGGTGATCCGAAGTATCCAGAGACTTGGAAGCCAAGTCGTCTGCGTGCATTCTCTCGCCTACTTGCTGGTCCTACCGATAGTCTCTATCTCGTATGGAGCTGGGATATTGATGTACAGCACGTTTCCCCAGACGGAGACCTACTTGATATGGCCAATCGCTATGCAGATGTCAACAGAGATATCTTGTACGCACTTGGCATTCCTCTATCTCTTCTAACCGGTCAAGGTGAGAAGGCGGGAGACGTATGGGCGTCTATCGTATTCATAATGGAGAGGTTGAAGGAATACAAAGATAAGATGAAGTCATACTTTGAGTTCATTCTAGAGTCTATATTAGTAGAGAACGGTTTCGAAGACGAATCCCCAGCTATTGAATTTATCAAACCAAAGCTTAACAGCGCGGACATCGGTAACGTTGTATTGGCATTCTACGATCGTGGATTGATCTCGAAAGAGACCGCAGAAGAAGAGGCCGGTTACGACGTATTCGAAGAGTGGGAGCGTAGGAAGAGAGAGAGGGAAAGCGGCATGGAGGATGATATGCCTCGCGCCGATGTTCCTTTTGCAGCTTCCCCAGAAGATGATGGCAACGATCCGCCAAAGCCGAATCCACAGACAGACGAAAAAAGCGGTGCTCCTGATTCAAACAAGAAGAAGGATACTAAGGTAACGGAAGTGAATGACAAGGTTCAGAAACCAGCTCCCAAGTTAGAGGGCACTTCGCATGATCGTATGCGTATACTTCTTGATACCATATTTGCACAAGGCCATGGACTAGCAGCTACGAAGAAAGCTCTCAAGGACATTGGCACTAAGATGTATGGTATGGACCAGAAGAAGATGTCGTCTATATTTGGAATAAACCAAGCTGAATATAATGCAGCGGTGAAGTTCATTACAGCCCGTATTCGTGCCAATGATCCTAAGTTTAAGACTAAGATGTCTGATAAACTAGACCGGTACTTTGGGTAGAAAGCATGGCAACATCAATGGCCACTAAAAAAGATCAGCGATACGAAGGGCTGAAAGCAAGAGTCGATAGTATGATTGAACAGCTTATAGCCCTAGTACCGAATCAGCAGGAAGCTGATAAGTTAGCGCAATTGTTACGCGAGAGATTCATAGAAGCACAGCATAAAGTAGAGACCCGGCCGAATTCTATGCGGAGCAACGACGGAGATATCAACGACTTAAGAAATATGACCAATCATCTTTCAACTTAATCAGTAGGTGAAAAATGCCTGAACAGTATGAACATCCAAACGGATGGTCTAAGTGGTCAGAATACGTCTTGCGAACTCTTGAGAGCATGGTAGCAGATTTGAAAACAGTTTGGGATAAGCAGATCCGTCAGGAACTTCTGCTTGAACAGCTTGAGACGATCCAATCACAAGTGATGGAGCGGATCAAAATACTTCAGGATCAGAATGCCGTAGAAAGAGAAGACCTTAGATCAAGAATTGACGACAATTACCGTTTACTAGACAACAAGTTAGATGCGATTAAAAACAATCGTATCGAACATCAACAAAAAGTGATTGAGAAATCATTAGGTGAGAAAGTCAAGGGGCATGCAACAAACGCGGCTCCTGCTGGAGTCCTTGTAATCATATGGAAAGTACTAGAGTGGCTCAGTTCCCATTGGGAAGAAATCCGAGCACTACTAGGTTCATAGGAGGTAAATGATGAACCAAATTATCGTTCGTGTTCTGTTAGCATGTCTACTTGTATTCATGCCTACCATCAACATGGCTGGAACAGAATACGTGCCACGCACGACTACCGGTATTCGGATAGGGTTCCTGTCCGACACTCACTTTGATGAGTCGTTTTACTGGACTGATGACCAGTATTTAGATCATGCTACGGCTACTTGGCCAGACGCTGTTGGAAGAGCTACCGAATACATGCAGTCCAGAGGCTGTCAGGCAGTGGTAAACACTGGAGATCTCACAATAGCAGGTGACGCCGTACTTATTACGGATGATGTTATCGCTTGGTTTGAGACCAACGTAACAGACAGGGGCATGAAGTTCATCCCAATTGCAGGTAATCATGAGACTAAACATGAGGCTTTGGTTACTGTACAGCCGGATAGTATCATGTACCCAGGCGCTGGCGAGAACCAATATCAAGTTCTAGTCGATGCGTACCCATATCTATATAACAGCAGCAGAGGCAGCGCAGATGGCGCGTATTTCTCCTACGATATTGGCAGATATGTAAAGCTAATGTCGATGAACAATAATGTAGATACAACAACCGTGAGCGCTCAAAGATACGCGAACTGCAACCCTCCGGGTAAAGGTATTCGATACTGGGAAGATCCGTCTTCTACTGGAGATCCAGATGATACTGATTGGGTTGGCGAAGGTTCTGGAAATCCAGACTATACCAATCCAGATTATGGCGGATTTCAAACATATGGATCCGATCAGTGGAACTGGGTAATGAGCGAATTAGACGACCCAGATACTTTGTGGAAGATACCGCTCCTCCATAACTCTATCTTTGCTTACTCCGATCAGTCAAATCGACCGATTCGATTTGGACAGAGATGGGGACTGATTGCCGAGATGACCGAACGAAACATACCGGTTATTTTTCATGGCGATACCCACGTACTGAGCGTAACTCGCAATATACATACGGAAGAAAGCGGACATATGTATGGAAGCGACGTAGTCGATGGTGCCGATCTTTACAATGAAGCCGATTCGTCATATAGTAGATGGGGTATTTCTGAGGGGGATTCTATCGGAGCCAAATTTGTTAACCTACGCAGTGGGCTATCTAGAACTCCAGCCGAAGTTACAGTAGCGCCGAATAAGACATTCCCCACGAATGCGGCCACAGATGTTCTATTCTATACGACTTCAAGTACAGACACTCTATCCCAATCTACATGCTGGTTTGCCATCCTTTCAATCGAAGGAGAGATGGGCATGCTAGAGCTGTACAATATTTCTATCAACCCATCAGATGAGCTAACGCCCGTGCGCAGGTTCGTTACGGAGGTGAGCAAGCACTAATGAGACATATACTACTTACCATTTTGATGCTGTTCATTTTCGCTGGAGTAGCAAGCGCACAGTATCCAACTCCTAACTGGCCAACGGGCACAGTTGACGAGATCTACAGCTACATTACTCTGCCGGACGTTGATTACGTTAACATGAGCGTGGGATACATCTACGAAGATGATGCGACGACCAATTACCCAGGAAATGTAACTGGCGGATCGTTTACTGGAGAATATTGGAGTTCGGCAGATGGGCCATACCTAGCCATTGGTTATGTGGATGTCTCAGCGATTCCTGCCAATAGCGTTGTTATCGAAGCGAAAATCTCTGCTGGTGTAAAGAACAGTGAGAGCGACTCTCCAGCCCCTAACCCTATCGGCATATATAGGTTGCTACAGCCATTTGAAATCGGCGATAGAAGCACCGTAACTTGGAACACCTATGATGGGACTAATACATGGGCATCCGCTGGTGCCGATGATATTGAAGGAGTATGGAAAGGGGTGTATGGAGGTGGAGCAACTACAGAGTACACCATTATCTCCAAAAGAAACCAGATGCACGATGATTGGACGCAAGAACTTGGAGCTGGCATGGACTCATTGATCGCCACATCGCAAGAAGCTACCAACAAGATTGACCATCTACGTTATCCAGATGATTTAACCATGTTCCCAGATATCTACAACTCGTTGAAAGTGACCGGCTGGTACAACGCTACAAATTTCTTCAAGCTTATAGTGCAAGGTGGACACATTAACAATGGATTCGCCATACGGCCAACTCACCTAGACATTGCTAATTCTGGCAATGAAGGTGGCTTTAATGTGTCCAATGTGGATGATATTACTACAGAACATAGGTTCACTCTATTCATTAAGTACATCACCATAGGCGATGGAATATCTAGTGATGGCGGGGCAAATATTAACGGGGCCGGGGGAGTAAACTAAGATGAAAAGACTATTGCTAGCGCTCATCGTATTAATGATGAGCTTCGGTTTGGCTAATGCCCAACACGTAACGACAAACTATCCTGCTGGAATGAATACGCTAACGTTTACGGACGGGCTTTATCCACTAGAGATTTACAGTGGAAATCAGATCACACAAATTGCGTCGGATTCAGTGACCACTATCTTTGAATCCAATGTAGTCGCTTGGCTAGGTATCGTGTCTGGCGGGGCAGAGCATCGTCTAGTTTGGAAGGCGGACATTAGCGCTATTCCAGATGATGCTTTCATTGTCAACGCGGAATTGAGACTCACTCTAAAGAATGAGCACCTAGTAGACTATGTTGATGCCGACCATGTTTGGGTCGCCGCACATAGACTATTCATGGACCCAGTACTCACTCAGACAACATGGAACAACTACAAAGCTCTCACTACATGGAACGCCGCTGGAGCGAATGATCTCTCCGGCACATGGACCAATATATTTGGATGTGTCGGTACGGCTATTGTTACCAGTCAGAACAACAATCTTAGTACGACCGATTGGGCCGATAGAGATGGTCTATCCTATCTTCCCGGCCAAGTATGGGACAATGTTGCAGCGGGCACGGACACGCTCCTAGCCGCCTCTATGACAAGCGCAATGGACAGAGTGCAGTATGGGGACGACTATACCGATGTGAAGCCACACGCGACTAGCGCGGCCGCTACAGACAAGTGGAGAGTTCGTTTCGATGTAAGTAATCTAATCAGGCTTTGGCACCATACTGGCGTTGAGAATTACGGCGCTTTGTTCAGAGTCGAAGAACAGTACGTTCCAGTGTCTGCTGGAGGCAACATGGGATTCTTTACCCACAACCACGCGACCACCGCATACCGCCCTACCTTGGTAGTAGACTTCTATCTTGTAGAGGCCGTTACTGTTCCAGATGGAACAGGTGGATCAGGTCAAATTGGTAACCCATTCCAAGGTCTAAACTAGACCTCGACCCTACGACCAAGGTTAACTCATAGAAACTTTTATACATTATGCGATCTGACATCGTATTCTGTTTAGAAGTTTGATTACGTTAAACCATTAGGAGAGTTCAACATGGCAGCGGATTACGAACAGATTCGAGACGCTTACATAGCAAAGATAGAGAAGGAATGCGGTAAGGCATTGTCTGCACAGCAAATACAAGTGTGCAAGAAGACAGCGGCCATATGGTATTTCAAGAAAAACGGCAAATCATTGCCGAAAGAGGATGCCTCCGACACGACCTTAAGGTACATGGGTATTGGCAGGGACTCATTAGAGAAGGATGGATCTCTACGGGAGAGCGTAGATAAGATCAAGGCCGACAATGCTTTAGAAGTATACGAAGACTCCTTCCCGGAGTTTGTAGTTGCGGAAGTCAAGGTTGAGTCGATCGACGATCGAGTCGCGCTCGGAGAGATCATTTTTCATGCTCCCTTTTCGAAAGATCAGGCGGGTTACGGTCAAGGCGATGAAGGACTAACAATGACATGCGATCTTTGTGCCCACTTTATCGGTATGCCTATGTATGGTGTTGGAGGCTCAGGTTTGTGCCATTTAGTACAAGGCTTTGTAGAATGGAATCATTCATGTGAGTACTTCGCTTCGAAGCTAGTCACGGATACAGAGCTGGACAAAGTGAAAAAAGATATCCAAGACAAAATGATGAAAGAACAGGTGCCACAGGATGACTAAGATCAAAACAACATGTGATTCCTGCCACGGAAGTTTCTCGCTAAAAGATTTGGCGCAAGAGACAGTCGGTGGCCTTGAATTCACGTTTTGTAGCGACTGTACCAAGTCACCCAATACCGTGTCAGACGCAGCGGTAGGCTACGAGGACATCAATGCCGGTCACGTTAACATCACGACAGCAGCGCGAATCATTGACGATCTCCATGAGTGGGGAACCCCGTCACTAGCGAAAGCTGCGGAACAGTTTGGTCTCGGCAACAAGCAAGAAGACCTACTGTATATTGAGCATAAGTTAGTACATGCCAATACCAACAAGAACAAAGACCACTTCAAACAAGAAGAGCTAAAAGCGGCAGAGCAGACACCAGTATTGAAATTGGTGAATTGGGAGCACGCAGAACCAAATATAGGAGTCATCTTTAGCAGTGAATATATTGAAACTGCCGAAGATAACGAAGAGCCAGACTACTTGCTTGTGGCAATCGCTGTAAGTAAGTATAAGTATCCAGAGCTGGCTGAAGAAATGATCGAGAGGCATGAAAAAGGAGAGTTGTTCTTCTCAATGGAAACCTACTTCAAGGAAGCTGAATGCAGTTCTTGCGGTAGTTTTTTCACAGGTGGAGCTGACTCGTATTGCGATCATCTTAAGGCTAGATACTCTGCTGGATCTAGCAACAATAGAATCCTAAGAGGACTCACTTTCGCTGGAGACGCCGTTGTAAAACGGCCTGCCGATGTACAGGCAGAAACTCTCGCATTAGCGGCAGAGGGGAACTCCGATTTTACTAAGGAGGAATCGAAATTGGCAGATAAGACTTACACAAGTCAAGAGTTTGAAGCCAAGCTTCAAGAAGCCAAGGATGCTTGGGCCACCGATGCGAATCTCGAAGAACTAACTGCACAGAATGCTACACTAGCAGAGCAGATTGTTTCTCTTGAGGAAAGCGTTGCGGCTCTTTCAACCAAGGTTGAAGAACTCACGACTGAAAAAGATGCACTAGCAACTGAGAAGGAAACTTTTGAAACCAAGGCTTCAGAGATTGAAACGGCTTTCGAGTCATTCAAGAATGAGATCAAGGCGCAAGAAGTACTCCGCAGTCGCATGAGCGAACTGGAAAGCATTGGTTATTCAATGCCGACCACAGATGACGAAGAGGCTTTTGCTAGTTTTAGCACAAAGCTCATGGGTATGGACGACGAGGCTTTTGCATTTATGAAGAGTCTAATCGCACAGAACGAAGGCGATGAATCTGACGAATCTAACGACGACAATGGCGGCGACGGCAATGACGACGACAGCAACTCATCAGAAGCAAACGACAAGGGTGACGACAATGGTAGCCTTCCTCTCAGCGGCGCTAACGCTAGCGACGATGACGATGATGACAAACTTACCAAGGCAGAACGAATCAAGAAGACTCTTGCTGCCGTCTTGAACCCAGAACAAGCAAATTCCTAATTAGGAGGTTAGTAAACAAATGCTAGATAAGAGAATTGTAGCACAAGAAGACGCCTGGGGAATGGGCTATGTGAAGACCGCTACTACTGTGACTAAAGGTACTTGGTGCCTTGCGTCCGGTGTATGGCCTGTCGCTGGTGGACCTACCGCTTTTGGCGCTGGTGCTCCTGGCTACGCCAACATTGGCGATTTCCAGCTCATCGACCTTAAGACCCTTACCGCTGCTGTAGCGACTGGTCTCGGTCATTCTGGTGCAAACTATATTGGCGAGTACGTTCTCGTTGATAAGATTGAGCACGCCCCAGAAGATGCCGACACCACGTTCACATTGGCTTCTGGAGAAGGTGCTCTCGCTTTCAAAGGCGGGATCTTCGAAACAGATCAGTGGGATGCCACTATCTCAACAACCTGGACTGGCGTTATCGTCGGTGCTCCGTTGTATCTCACCGCTTCCGGATTGCTGTCAACTGGCTACAGTGTCGGTCAGCTCGCGGTAGCTAGATACCTTGGCGTCAAGTCAAGTTATGACACCAACTATGCGGCTCGCGCTCTTATAATGTTCGAAGTTATCAAGAACCCTCACCGCTACGGCACTTAATATTAGACCTTAGGAGGTTTATAAAAATGACTATCATGGGGAACAGGAGACGTAAGACCCCGTCTCCGGAACTAGTAAGAGCCTACGAAGAGGCTATGCATGATTTTGATCCTCGCGATGCGGCTCAGCGCCAAGCGGTAGCGGAAGTTATCGTTATGGATATGCAGGAGCAGGTTGATCGTGATGACATCATCAATGGTCTTAACGTAGACGTTCGTACGTTCAATCTAGGACAGACACCACAGTGGCGTACCCGCAAGGGTATCAAAGTGTTTACTAGCCAACCCGGCTCGTACGCACCTCGCTCACAGATGGCAAACAAGATCCAGACCCTGAGCACAGAGCGCCACAACGCACACCCTGAAATCGAAGTTACTGCCCTACAGAGTGGCCGTTACGGTGATATCAGCGATATGCGTGAAGAGGCACTCGCTCAGCTTCTAGGCCAGAAGTACGCAAAGATCTGGACCACACTCGTTGGTTCAGTTGCAGCTACCGATTCCAATTACGGAACCGTTGCTGGCACCGCTACTGCTCAGGTCAAGAAGAACGCGCTGGATTCTGGCGTAGACTACGTAGCTGATCAGCAAGACTCAGAGGTTGTGGCGATCGTTGGTCGTCGTAATTCTCTAGACTGGCTCTCAGACTACGAGGCTTACACCACGTACGGTCCATCAGAGCAACGCAAGAGTACGTTGGATAATACCCTTTATCCTGCCAGCTATCGCGGCGTTCCTGTGATCTATCTCAACCAGTACACCGATGGCTATGGCATCAACCTTATCACTGAGAGCGAAGTCTTCGTTCTTGGTCGTAATACTCTCAAGCTTGGTGTGGATCTTCCACTTCAGTTCCTTGAGACTATCGATGTCGATACCACTACATGGCACATGAATATTTTCGAGAGCTATGGAGCGGCTGTATTTGATGCAAGCAAAAACTGGAGACTCGCCTTTAGTTAAACGCTCGCGCCGATGGGGATGGCCTTGTGCCATCCCCATTTTTCTATATTCGGATGGAAGTTTAAGGACGAAGAAAGGAATGGAATATGCCAAAGAACGGCAGCAGAAAAACCCGCAATAAGCCCCGCAATAAGAGGACTATGAATGTCCCTCAAGGAATGCAAGTTCCAAAGCCAGTTTCCCCTATGCAGCCCACCAAACGCAAGCACGTTATCTTTGTAATGACAGATTCACCAGCAGTAGCTACAGGCTTCGGCAAGGTGTGCAAAGAGAATGTACTCCGTTGGGTGGCGACAGGTAAATATACCGTCGTATGCATGGGAACCAATGATCGTGGAGAGTGGGACGACATCCGTCGTCATCCAGACATCATCATTGAGCCGCTACCATTTATCAACGAAGATCCATATGGTATGCAACGCATGCCAGCACTACTGAACAAATATCAACCAGATATCATCTGGGGCTTAAATGATATCTGGGTATGGACAGGAGACGAAAGAAATCCTGGCATGGATCACTGGTTGATGAAGCATATCAAGGCGCACAAGCCATACGTACCACTCATTGGGTATTTCCCAGTAGACGGTAACATGTGGGACCAGAAATGGGTGCAGCTAGTTAACAGCATGGACTTCGCTTGTCCTTTCACGGATTATGGTGAGAAGATCCTAGCGAAGACTCCGAATGTAGATATGACTCGCGTGAAGCCTGTTTATCATGGGCACGACCACGAGCATTTCTTCCCCGTATCAGCCGACCAAGCTCTAGATCAAAGGCGCAGAATGGGTATCCCAGACGATGCTTACGTGATCACTATGGTCGGACGAAATCAGCCTCGCAAGCAGATTCCGATGTTGCTATACGCATATCACATGTACTGGAAGGGTTACTCAACTTGCAATGGTTTGAACGACTACGGCGATCGTTGTGGCTTCCCACGTAACATGGATGTAATGCCCGAGTGTGAACTCTGTGGTTCTGTTGATCATACGCCAGAATGGGAAGGTAATCCAAATGCCTTTCTCTACTTGCACATGAATGCAATGGACATGAGAGGCTATCGTATCCCTAAGATTCAGCGAGACTTAGCCCTTTCTCAACTGATCATGCCAAAGGATCATGACGTGGCAAAGGGAGTTCCGGTTGAAGAACTGAACCTTATCCACAATGCTTCTGATATCTTGGTCAACCCAGCGGCCGCTGGTGGATATGAACTTACTGTAGCTGAAGGCATGGCGAGTGGAAAGCCCGTCGTTGCCACCAGAACTACTTCCATTACAGAGCAGCTTGAAGATGGAAGAGGTTGGCTGGTACGCCCGTCGAACTTCATCATCTTTGACGACGCGGCACATACTCCAAAGCACCTGATTGATATTAGAGATTTGGTACAAGTATTCCGAGAGATCGAAGCTAATCCAGAGGAAGTCGCCAGACGAACTGAGAAGGCCATAGAATTCGCTAAGAGCCGTAGTTGGGACAGGTGTGCTGAATCATTCATGGAGATGTTTGAAATCGTTCTGGAGCGAAGGGAGCCCCTTCATGATCGACTTGCGAAGGATAAGGCCAATCTAGTTCTAGTCAATGAGACTCAGAACGCCGGAGAGGCGCTTTCTATGATCCCAGCTCTATCGGCACTGGCAAAGAAGAACGTAGGAACCAACGTCCTCTTGGCCGTACCAGAGCGTATGGTCCCACTATTCAGTAGACTGAAGAGTGTGAATGTTATCAACCTAGAGAAGATGTGGCTCGATCGATATGAGCTACCTAAGTTCCAAATCAAGATGGAGAATATCACTGGCAACACGAACAATATCGAGAACGCGGCCTTGATGCTCGACGCAACAAACGTTCCAAGTTATCTCGACTTGTATGCCAGAATGGTAGATGTTCCTATTGATTTCAAACAATTGTCCCGTGTCTATCGTATTACAGATGACGAGAAGGCTTTAGCCAGAAAGCACTTGGGCGATTTGGCAGACAATGGCAATTACAAAGCGCTATTCTTGGCCGATGCAGCTAATCCCAAATTTGGTGTAAGCACCTCTACCTGGACCGCTACTCTAAACCTGATGAAGAAATTCGATGGTATAGATAAGATCGTTATGCTCAACCATTTTGATAATGATTCAGTAGAAGGCGCAGACCTAGTACTAGACCACATGTCCTTGAGAGACATCATTGCTCTCGCTGGAGAATGTGATCTGGTCATTACCAATATCGAAGAATTCGTCGGAGTAATGAACTTCGTTGATACCGCAACCGTTCTGATTGAAGGATCGAAACAGATCCATCATCATGCGGCTTACGCTATGAGCAAGAATGCAATGACTGGTGCGCCAGCAGTGTGGATTGCAAAGCCTATGCAGCAACAGACCGGACGAGGTATCAGTATCGGATCAAGTGACATATTTGCCCAGGTGCATAAAGCATACAGAACATGGCAGAAGGCCCAGGCCGTTCTTGCCGATCCAGAAGTGATAAAAGAACCCGTGAAAGTGGAGTGATAACTAGTGCCTTACTCAACGACTAGTGGCATAGATTTCATTGTAGAGATTATGCGTCAACGTGTGGCTGACACCAAAACAGTGTATACAGACGTATCTCAAGAAGATGCGGGCACTGCTACAGGTGCAGTTGCTGGCGAATTTTTCTACAGCGATAACATGCCTATACTCTCCGGGGCAGACACGCATTTACGTGTTGGTCGTTGGTACTATTCAAAAGTGGATGAAGACTACATGGTAACCGGTCTCCGCGCATACACGTTTAGCGTGGATTCCGGTGCCTACTACATTCCTACTGGTGCAACGCAAGCCACGTCCGGAGACCGCGTAAAGCTTAGCTATACGTGGATCGAAGAACAAGAAACCAGATTCAGAGACGAAGATCTAAAATTCTACATTGGCGATGCTGTGACTACGGTCAACGCCGCCTTCTATGATTTTGGCCATACGTTCCTGGCAGAAACAGTTACTGGGCTGGAAGTGATTCCATTGCCAACGGCTTCTGAATTTGCCTCTTATCTGTATGCTCTCTACGCATCGATCCTCATTCGTGAAGAGATTGAAGCGGAGAGTGTCGGAGACCGTATTTTCGTTCGTGATATCAACATTACGATCGACACAAGTAAGGGTCTTGGTGACCTGAGCAAATCGGTGAAAGAGCTACGTTCCAAGTTTGATAGCTTGTTGAACACGTTCTTGATTGATGGTCAGGAAGCCGCGTTTGCACGCATCGATACGTACAGCACAGCTCCATTGAGCGGCACGTACGAATTCGATTTCAATAGCCACGAAAATTCAGATTCACTGTAGGTGATGGATAATGTCTAGAGCAAGAAGCAGAGCTATCAAGGTATTCAAGAGAGCCGTAGATAAGGCTCATGATATCTTGGCGAGCAAGATCACTATCTACTACAAGAGTGGCGATCTAGTATCATGCCCAACTTGTGATTGGGATCCGGTACTCAAAGAATCATTAGATCCAAACTGTCCAGCATGCAATGGTAACTTCTACTTGGTTGAAATCTTGACCAAGATTATTGATGCCACTGTAGCGTGGGGAGGATTAGGAGATCAATACAGGCAGATCAATGTGCCCGGTGGTCCGCTTGATGTGAACGACGCATGGATATCCTGCAAGTTAGCAGATGTTCTTGTCGATCCGTCTAGCACCGCTGGCAATACGATTCTGCATCCAGGTATAGCAGTGAAGATAGACATTGGCGGAGATTTCGTGACACCACTTACTACGCCGATCAAATCCGGCATCGCTGGAGAATTTTACACTGCTGCCGTAAGGGCCAGAAAGGAAGTCAATCCACTAGATACGGATGCTTCTTAGGTTTGAAAGGACGACAAATGGAACATGCAAATTCTGCAAACGTAGACGAGCCTCAAGTAGTTACAAGAGAAGAGTTTTACTTCAAGGCCGAAATCATGGCACAGCTAGATGATCAGACGAAACGTTGTATCAAGAACATCTTGAGGACAGCAGAGATCATTATACCGAATCGCGAATCACCCGAGTTCAAACATTTACGCAAAGCCGTATTGGACGCCGTGAATGAGTTGAATCGAGAGGTACAGGAGCGACTAGAAAAGGTGATCTAATTGGCGAGCGGGTTTAATACTGCGGACTATGTAATCTTCTTAAACATTGAAACAATCGATGTTGAAACTAAGCTAAGAAATTACATCAAGTTCCTCAACGAGTTGGAGAAGGTGCAGCAGAAACGTGGGCACGTAACTCGTCGCGCCAAGAGACGTACCAGTTCTGGTAGGCTATCTCGCTCTGGAGCCAGCAAGGATGCGCGTCAGATTCTTAAACGATATCTAGACACGCAGTACAAGAAGCAGATCGAAAACATGGCGAAGAACCTGTCGGCCAAACCTGCATCTTTCCTTGGCAAGCAAGTAAGAGAGACGGCGTACGAGATTCGACAAAACATCTTGAGGCGTATTGAACAGAACTTCGCTTCTTCCACCAGACTCCAGTTTGCTATTGATGATGAGAGATCTTTGAAGCTACAGTACGGTAAGGGGAAATTGGATGTTGGTATAGCTAGCAGACAAGCCCTGGATGAATTCACAACTATCTACATAGATAGAAATGAAAATTATTACGATCCTCCCGTTGGCTATACGCTTACGTCGTGGTGGCAGATGCAAGAGTTTACTGGTGCCGACATGAAAGAAGAGTTTAAATCCGCGCAAAGCGAAGGCTATGTTAGTGAACGAGGCTGGATACCCGGATACGATCCAAGACCATTCCTTCTGTTTGGTGGAGAATTGATGGAAGAAGATCGGGCCCTAGTTGATAAGATACCCAATTTAGTACAGAAAGCCATTCTCGCGTCTATCGACAGAAGGCGCAACATATAGGTAGTGATTAAATGACCGAACTCGCGTACGTTGATAGTGGTACTGGTCTGCCGGTAGCGGTTGACTTTGCCGGTGGCGGTGCCTATCAGTACATGAAATTAGCAAGCGGAACCGCTGATAGCGTAGAAGTTATCGGCGGCGATTCTACGTATGGCTTAGATGTAGACGTGTCTCGCGTAGGCGGCATCGTTAACATTAGCGGTGGTCGCGTAAACGTTACGGTGACTGGTAACTCTACAGACTACGCTACACAAACAACTCTATCCCTACTCAGTGATACCATGTCCACTATCTCTGGACACGTTGATGGTATTGAGGGTGCTCTGGCCGGTACATTAACCGTTGCCGGAACCGTAACAGCAACCGTTGCGGATGTGGCGACAGAAACCACTCTCTCCGCGCTTAGCGAAACGGCCACTTCAAGTTACAATTTGTTCACTACGGTATCTGGTCACGTTGATGGAATCGAAGGGCTCCTCGGTGGAACGTTAGACATCAACATCGCCTCCGATGCCGTTGGTATAGGTGGAGGGCAACAACAAGTTGAAGGCGTAGCTGACGCGCTCATCACTGGCAATACCATGATGTGGGAAGATGGTAGCGAAATAGTTCGCGCCGTATCAGCGACGTATCCTCTCCCAGTTACAGGCACATTCAGTGTGGACGGAAGTACCGTTGCCGTAACGGGCGGCACTGGTGCCACAGAGGCCACTCTGGCGGGAATTCTTACCGTTGATGCGACCGGACAGGGCGATGTTCCTATTACTCTCGATGGCGAATCCGTTGCGATTACGTCGTCCACCCTTGCCACCGAGGTAACCGTATCCACACTCGCGACAGAGGCCACCCTTACCACCTTGTCGAATACGAT